ACCATACTACTATTTTTTGATAATCCATATACCTCCTTTCGAGTCAGGGGTGGTTTTGCACCAAGCAACTTTTTAGCTCCTTGACCACCCCGTTCTCTTTTCGACGAGATAACATCCTATATCCATAGTCTGTTACCTATAAAGTAATGAGCAGTGTCAAATAGGTCCAATAAGTGGGTAATAGGAAAACCCGAAAAACCTCGTCCGTGCTCACGCATTTCGGTGCAAACAAACTGTAAGTAAAATAACACCTACTCGGCTCTCTACTGCTCATTAATTTTTTTCTTAATTTTATAAGTTACAACCCTCTTAATGGAAGGTGTTAATCTAGACATTGCTATTGCCTCTTTATATGCTTTACTTAAATTTGGTCTTTTTCTTCCTTTTCCTTTACCAGCCTGAAACATACTTTTGTATTTAGTTTGTCCATATATTTTGCTTATCATAGTATCTCCTTATTTAAATACATCACTTCTTGCTAATTTTCTTAAAATATAGTCTCTTGTATTTTTATTCTGCCTTTTTAACCAAGCTAATAACTTAATATAAGCCTTGTCTGTCAAAGGACCTTTTCTTGTATTACATCTTGAACATATCATTTGAAGATTTTTAGGAGTAGAGTCACCGCCATGACTAATAGGAACGCAATGGTCACATACCATATTGTTAACCTTAAGAATATCTTTGCAATACTTGCATTTTCTTCCATACTCGGAATATATAAGATTTCTAATTTCCTTAAGACTGATATTAAAAACCACTTCATATTCTCTACTCCTTCTTTTTAATGATGTTCTTAGAGTTGATGATTTCTTCATAAGTCTATGAAATACACCTTTTGCTCTGTTTCCATGATGTTGTTTAAGCTTTGGGAAGAACTTGTCTTCCCAAAACTTCATACGCTTAGTTGTTTTACGCTTGACCGACATCGTGCCACTCTAGCTTTTTTCTTATAGCTAAGGTAATATTTGTCTCTGCTTTCCATATTCCAATAATAACTGACATAGCCTTGCCAGATAAATCATTCATTCCAGCTAATCCTATCCTAAATGT